ATAACTAAAAGCTGTTGGGTTGTCTCCACCGTGAACGGGGCATTCTTGTTGGACAGAAGAGTTTCCATTGAATTCAAAACCAAGAGCCTGCAAGATTTTGTAGTCATTCTCGCAGGCAATCTTTTTGAAGATTTTTATTTCTTCAGAACTCAATATCGTCTTCGTCGTCATTTTGATCAATGTTATTATTCGATTCTAGTATCTCAAAATTAAACTTGCCCTCAATCATTTCGGATCTTTCTAGGTTAGATACGATATTTATGTACTCAGAAGAGGCGTCCATTCCTCCACCGTATCTAGTATCTATTACAATTAGCTTTCTGTCACCGTTTGTCTTGCTGTCTCCGGCAGCGACGTCCTCGTCTGTTTTCTTTTTCAGGTAAGCGAGGCTTGAGCACAGCCACAAAATTCTATCGCTTCCAGAAACAACGCTGCTGTCCTCTTTGCTAATACCGTCACGGTTAAGCTGAACCGTAGCTAGAACTGGAACGTCATTTTTAACTGCAAAGTTGTGCAGCTTTGTTATAAAGTCACCTAGGTATTGATACTCTTGGAAGTCGCCAACATCAGCAAGATCCATAGTCTTCAAGTAGTCAAGCATTATTAGGCAGTCTTTGGTGTTTCCGCCTTCGTCACGACCAACAACAGAGGAAATCCAACGGCGAGCTATCGACATTATCTCTTCTGGCTTTTTGCCAGCAATGCTAATGTGATAAAACGGCATCTTCTTAATGGAGTCTAGGGCTTGTTCGATGGAAAACTTTAGGTTCTCCTTTTGGGAAAATTGACCAGTTTCAATTGAACCTTGATCAACACCAGAGTGGAGAGATACCCATTTAACAGACTGGGTTTCTTTTTTCATTTCTGTATCAAGATACAAAACTGGTATTCCCTGCTTTGCCATGTTAGCAGCGACGTTCAGACAAAATGTGCTTTTACCAACCTTTGGTCTAGCACCAACAACATTCACTGTTCCTCGTCTATATCCACCGCCAATAGTTTGGTCGTATCGGGGATAACCTGTCGGAATCCCAGCTGACTTTACTGGATTTTCAGCCAGATATTTTATATGACCTTCTGCAAATTCACCAATTTGAACAAGGTCGTTTTCACTAGTGACCTCTGGTATAAACTCAAAAACAGAAGACTCAACAGCCGAAGCAACGTCAACTATGCTTTCTGATCCGCTTAGATCGCCAATTGATTTTATGCCAGACTCTAGCTTCTTTTTTAGTAAACGGCAAAGACTCCAGAACTTTACCTGTCTTGCAAAGTGTTGATAATCGCCCTTTTCAGATTCAATTGCCTGTATTGCTTGGATTGACTGTGATTCTTTTGATGAAACCTGCCCAGTTTTTGACAGCTCGGAAACCAAAAGCTGTGGGCTTATTTTGCCTGAGTTTCCAGATTCGGCAAGGGAGGCAATTGCAAAGAAGCATTTCCCCAAAAGGGCGTCACCGAAATCAGAATCGGAAATAGCAATATCGCTTGAGTAAATAACATCAGCGCCATTGTTCATGGCGCATGATATCAAGCTTTCTTCACAGACAGACTGGTTGTAAGATTTTACTTTGCTCTGCATTTATTGCACTTTATCTTGATTGAGCTGTCAGATTGTAGCATGCCAGCAGGATACTCTTTGTTGAAATCAAATGTTGTCGCACAAACCTCGCACTTTTTCATATTTGGTCTATAGGCGTCACGATAATGTTTTTTTCGAGAGCTAAGCTTTTTGACTTCTTCTTGGTAGTTTGGTAGCGCGTCTTCGGGAAGCTCAAACTCTTTGCTTGATATGAATCTTTGGTCTCTAGACTGAGCATCATCTTCATGCTCGTCTTGCTCCTGGGCTTGAGTATCATACTCGTAGCCACGATCCTCAATAACATCTTCGAGAAGTATTTTTTTAATGGCCTCAATTTTTTGAGTGTCAATATTGGTGCCTTGCTGCATAACACTTATCGGGGCTGTCTCTCCAAATATTGTGGTGTAAAACTCACGAACGGACTCCATATCATTTGTAATGATGGCCTTTTGCAGAAAACCTTTAAGATCTTTCATTTGTTATTCCTCTCTTTTCAAAGCAAAGATTTTTTATAGATGAGGCCATAAACTCAATTTTTTTGTCTATGTCCTCGATTGTTTTTAATTGAACTTCGCAGAGTGTTTTTATTGAATCTAGCTGCTTCGCCACTGGATCATTGCGCTTAATTATAAGTGACTTTTCAGCTATACCATAGCCGTTTGTGTTTGGTAGCTCTCGGCCGACAATAGAGTTGATGTTTGCGTCGCACCAAGAAATATTCGAACGAAGCCTGTTTGCTTCGGTTTTAATGTAAAGGCCGTATTGAGAAAGTCGTATACAGTCAATAGCAAGATCTTCTCTGTTTGCAGACTTTAAATAATCCCTTGTCATACCAAGAAGCCTATCGACTTCTGGTGGAACCATAATAGCCGCAAACTTAAAGTGGTCACGAAACTCAGCCATCTTCTTTTGAATTTCAGACCGATCCATCAGATTTTGTGATTCCAAAATATTTCTCCGCTTCTTTGATTGAGTGTAGCTTGATCAGTCTTATGTTATTAAGTTCGCAAAAAAGTTCTTTCATTTCATCACGCTGCTTTTGATTTTCAAAGTCAGCGATGCTGTCATGAAAAAAGGGGTTCATTTCACTGTGCTGCTCGCCCTGTATCTCAAAGGCAATTTTGCGCTGAGGCAGATAAAAATCAAGAGATAGCCTAGTGTCTGGTATTGTTATGTCCTCTAGGATCGGATCAAGAGGATATTTTTTTGATATCATTTGCCCAATACTGTGCTGTATTTTTGATCTGCAAGTCGCCTTGCTTTTCATTGGCCAAGTCGTCGGGCGTAAATCCCATGCAATTCTTTTTGATGGATTATTTATTGAAATTACTTGCATGGCATAGCCATTTGCTCTACCTGAGATAGAAGAGAAGAGTAAAGCTTTTCGTCTTTTCTTAGCAGCTCAACAACAGCTAGTTGGCCTTGAATTTTTTCTTTTGCGCCACCAATGCTATACCAAGCCCCAGCTTTTTGAATAAGACCAAGTTCGCAGCAAATATTGAACAAATCCATATGCTCATCAACGCCTCTTCCGTAAATTATTGGCACTGTTACTTCTGCGCCAGGGGCGCCAAGCGCTGAAGCAATAACATTGAAGTGTGCGTTCTGACCAATAGTCTTGTTAGCGGAGTCATTAATGTCTTGCTTCCATGCAGCCTCTAGCCAAACAGATGCTCCGTACTGAGGAGCATTGCCACCAACCGCATAGCTCTTCTTTCCAGGCCCTGGGTTTGGATTTGCAATCATGTGAGTCAAGGCAATAAATGTGCTATGCGTAACCGGCAGGATCTGGCTGACTCTCTTAAATATCTTGTACATAAGCGTGGCGGTTCCAGCCATTTTAACAGAGTCGCCAATATTAGAAGACAGCTCACCCTCCGGGCAAAGCGCAGCAATGGAGTCAAGAATGCATATTGAGTGCTCATTATCTTTTAGAGTTTGAAATATAAGATTTAGATAGTCTTCAGCGCTCAATATTTTTGTGCTGTTAGATCTAACGATGTTTAGATTCTCTTTATTTATATCTGGAAAGCAGTCAACTAGCTCAGTGCGCAAACGGCCCTCTACGTCAAAGAAGAAAGCCTTTTTAGAGGGGTCTTTTCTGTGGCATTGCTGCACATAGTGCAGTGCTAGAGTTGTTTTACCGATTTTTGGCTTACCGCTTAGAAGAACGCTAGTTCCTTCTGGAATACCACCAGACAGAGCAATGTCCATTGATATGGTTGTTCTGAATACTCGGCCTTCTTCTTCACGAAGCAGATTTGCTGGAATTAAAAAATCTTCGACAACTAGCGGTTTTGTGCTCATACAAGTCCTTTACGTAGTTTAGGAGCGCGACGAGTGTCTTCAACGGTTATAATGGTCTCATCAAATTTGTTTTTCTTGTTTTCAGCTTTTGCTTTTTCAAAATCAACCTGCTCATTAAAAAGATTAAAGACCATGGCTTTTTGCTTGTCTGAAGTAAGAAACCTTATCGTTATAATACCGCGCTCTTTAATATACTTTATTAAGACCGGGGCGCTAAAAACATGAAGCAGATTTTTTACATAGCTAAGCTCAAGTCTAAACTTCTCTGCAAGTGTTTTAAGCTCTGGCGTAGTTTGCGCGTTTTTTCTCCAAAACGGAGAAATTGGCTTTGAGGCCAAAATACCTTTTTTAATCTTCCACTCTATGTCGTTTAGTATAATCAGCTCAGTGATATAAGCTGATGTTTTAATTTTTAAGCCTGAGACGAAATTGCTGTCGTGTTCTTGTTCTTGCATCTTATAAGAGAGAATCCGCATTCTTGCGGAGAGCGCTCCTCAAACATAGTAGCTTCGAGTAAATTGTTATACCAAGTAATTTTCACGATATCATTTTCAAGATATCCAGCGCCGATAAACTCTTGGGCGTTGCCGTCACCAAAAGTAATTGATGCGCGCTTTCCAAAAAAGTAACCGTCTTTATTCTGAGCGACTGGAACAGAGGTTATATGTGGCTCTGGAAACTTTTTGTGAACCCAAAGAGCCATTGATTGTATTTCTTCTGCTCTAGATTCTATTGCGTCTGAAAGATTAAACCACTCAGCGCCATCATCATTTAGCTTATCAAACCATGTCTTTTCTGATTTAAGATTTACTGACCAGAAAATGTTTAGCTTTGGATCAATAGAGGTGTTCATTTTTATCTACCGTTCATTTGATCAAATTTTTCTGATGCTGACTTAGTATGAACATACGCGCCTCTTTCATCTGAAGTAGCACCTGTCTTAAAAACATGAGACTTGATTGGTGCTGGTTTTTCTAGATCGGCGTTTTCCTTGTTGGTTTCGCCCTCTATTTTTCTTGAAATAAGAGCGATTACTTCTTCCATCTGATCTTTACTAAGCCTAGCCGCTTCAGCATCATCAAAGATTGTGTTTATTGATTTCTTGCATTGGCTAAGAATGGATTTTACTTTTGCCTTGTTCATCTTTTTACGCAAATCTCCGCTTTTTTAAGCATTAAAGGATTTTTTGTTTTTAGATAATCCGCGTAGGCGTCGAATGCTTCTTTTGAGCATTCAGTCAGTTTAAACTCATGCTCTGACCTGCCAGGAAGCTTTTTGTGAAAATCGTCAATTATTGGGTTAAATATCTTTCTTTGGGCGTTGCTTTGTAGTATGTAGTATCTAGTTCCAGTGTCTGACGACTGCACTTTTGCGCAGGCTCTAGACTCTTCACTAGCATTACCGTATTCGTTTAGATACTCATTAGAGTATTTCTTTTCGCCACCAAGCTGATCTATTGAGTTTATAAATTTCATTTTTGTTTTACAAAAGCCGTTAGCTTTACGTCTCCAGATATTTCATCGGTCATAAAGTCTACTATCTCTGTGTTAAATCTTGAATCATCAATTGGTGTACAAGATAAAACGCCCTCTATTTCAAATGGCCCAGAACCTGCATATCCGCTGCTAAACCATTTTGCCTCAACTGTTTGCACTGGTGTTTTTCCAACAATAGATCGAGACCAAACATTTAGCATTCTTTTTCCAGTATCATCACAAATGAATGTGTAACATGAAAGCTCGTCATCTATTTTTTTAATTTCAACACTCATGGCATTTTGCCTGTCATAATATAGTCTGTTTTTTGTTGCTGAGTCATTTCTGATATTTTCTTTGCTCGATTTTTTACTTCTCGTTTTTTCTTTTTATTTGATTCCCAATCAAGGGCACTTTTTGGAAGCTCGCCTCTCTTAACCGCATCTTCTGTGTTTTTGTTAGCCAAATCGCCTATTGTTTTTGGCTGGTTGGAATCAACAACTGTGTTTATTCCAGAAAAATCACGAGCCAAGCATCCATCACATCCACAAGATGGGCATTGTGTTGGTCTTTCATCTGACATTTTAAGCCAGATCTCAAAGTGGTGCTGGCACGCTTGGCAATCAAATGGGTATATAGGCATTACTTGCCCTTAACGTATTTCTTAAATTTAGGAATTATTTTAAAATCCCAATCAATTATAGCCTCATATGTATCGCCGGTTCTTGTTAATTTACCGGCTTTTACAAATTCTTCGCACAGCATGATGCTATAAA